GCCGATCAGCGTTCCGCTCAGATACCAATTGACCGTCGCCGTGGATCCCCCGGTGCATGCTTGCGGGAGCTTCGCCTTGAGCGAGAGGATCACTCCAGCTGCGCCATAGACATTGTGGATGACCTTGCGATCGGCGACGTTGTAACTGGCGTAAGGCTGGCTATAGGTCGGCTGGTATTGATGCTCGAGCTTGGTCGATTTGACCGAATTGGAGCCGGAGCCGGTGATATTCGCATCGGTGATTTGATTCGCCGGCAACGAGCACGAGCCGGTCACTTCCAGGGATTGGATCTGGGCATACGGAAAAGTCGCGGGAACGCCGGTAGGCATGGGAAACTCCTAAATTCCAAAGAGAGCCAGAAGCGCATTGAAGGGCACGGGCCGATAACGCTGGTAATCGAGCAGCACGGGAGAAGTGCGATAAGGATCTTTGAAAACTTCGCCGGTCATCTGCGTTTCGCTGAGCAGGACCGGTTCCGTGATCGCTTCACCGTTGTTTCCAAGAATGGGCATCAGCAAAAAGACATCGTCGGTTCCCCCCAAGAGGACCTTCTCGCGGAAGCCGACGTTGACGATTTTCTTGTTCCAGCCGATCCAGTCCACTTCGAATTCACCCGTCACGGCCCAAAAGTTAATCCCATTCTCGAACCGCTGGCCTCCCGAAAATCCGTTGAACTTGAGAAGCCCGGCGGCGTAAGCGATGCCGACGAGCGGCTTGACCACGTCGCTATCGTTGACGCCGTCGGTGTAGCCGATCTCCATGGCATAGGGCCACGTCACGAGATTCTTGCTGATGGTGAAGGCGGGCGCGTGCTCTTCACGCTCGATCGGGGGATTGAATTTCTCGCCGGCCAGGTTGACGATGAGATTGTCGTTGACGTCGCGATCGATGACCCGCTGCCGCTGCACCGGATGACGCTCGATGACGGCCGGACGCAGGAGCGGATTCTCGTTGGCCTGGTCGGGCGTCCGGATGTCCGGACTGTTGGTGTAGCTGCAGGTGACGACCCACAGATCGGGCGTGTCTTGTTCTTGTTGCGGATCCTGATCCACCAGGAAGGCCCCGGGGTTGCTCGGCCAGCCGCTGATCAGCGGCGGCAAGCCCGGGAAAGAGAGCACGACATTGGGGTCCTCGTTCTTGATGTCGGATTTGAGGTGATAGACCGCGGTATAGGTGCGAACGAGCTTGCCGCCGGTCAGGCTCCGCTTGGCCGTGCGCTTCTTGAGGACGCAGGAGATGATGGCCATGGCTTAACCCCCCGCCCCGAACCCGGCATCGAGATTGCCTTGGCGGAAGCCATTGGCATTGGCGATTTCTTCGTCAATGGATTCCAGCGCTTTGGTTTGTTTCTTGGCCTCCTTGGCGATCGTGGATGTCGCCTGGGCGGTCTTTTCGGCTGGCGCAAGCTGTGTGTCCTGCGATTTGAGAATGGCCGAATAAGCATCCTTGGAACCGAAATCGAAGGCGCCGGCCCGCTTGGTTTCTGCTTTCTTCTTCTGGGTCGCGAGTTCGCCCAAGTTCGGCTTGTCTAACGCATTAGTGGGAACTTGATTTTCCTTTTGCCCGGCCTTGGCAATCTGATCGAGGCGTTGCTTGAAAAAGTCTTCTTTTTTCTTGGCCAGGTCCTGATCGAGCTCGCCGATCTTCTGGTTCAGATTCTTCTCGGTATCCGTGTAGGCACGCTCCGTGAAAACGAGCTTCTCTTTGATTGCCGATTCGAAACCATCGGTGAGCGGAACCCAGAGGTCCTTGAAGCTGACGGTGCCCGCGATCAGCTCGGGGATGTTCGCGAAAAAATTGTAGATGTTCTTGCCGATATTCGTGAAGATGGCAATCGTCATCTCGTACATATCGATGAACACCCCTTTCCAATTTCGAAAGAGCCACTGCAGCAGTTGGGGAATGTTCACCACGAAGAGATGGTAGATGTCATTGCCGAGCATCGTGAAACCCAAGGTGAGCTTCGTCCACATGAGCTCGGCGATGGCGGGAATGTTTTTGAAAACGAATTCAACCTCCAGCGCGGTCATCTCCAGACCTTTACCCAGATCGGCGAGCGTTCCGCCGCTAAACGTTTCGATCACTTGGACAATAAAATCAAACACCGAAGAAACCACAGACCCGATGCCGCCGAAGACGGCTGCGCCGATCTCATAGAAGCCATGCAGCACTTCCGCTGCCTGGGCAAAGCCTGAAGCTAAGGAGGGAACGCTTTCGCGGAGGGTATCGATGAAGTTGGCCACACCCGAGAGGCCCTCTTTGAACCCGAAGACCTTCGCGAGCGCTTGGCCGATCGCCGATCCAATTTTGCTGATCGTTCCTCCCACTCCCTCTTCAATTCGCATCCAAACGCCGAGCGTGGTGTTGCCGCGCTTCTCCATCATTCCGTGAAAATTACCTCCCTCACCCGTGGCGTGAGCTAACGCTTCGGTCAATTCACCAAAGCCGATCTTCCCTTGATCTGCAAGCTGAATGATCGAGTTTTTGGTCAATCCGAGTTTCTGACTGAGCTGATCGATGATCGGGAAACCAGCCTCTTGAAGAGCAATGAGCTGTTTGCTCGCCAAATGCGTTCGGCTCTCCGCAGATGCGAAGATTCGCGTCAACTCTCCCAGCGGAACATTGGCTCCAGCCGCAACATCACCTAATTGCTTGAGAAGCGGTACAACCTCGTCGGCACCCATGCCAAATTTGAGCAATTCCTTGGCCGCCGGACCGAACTCACCGGCAAAAGAAGACTTGTAACCAAGCTGGGAGATCTCCTTCATGAGCGTCTTGGCTCGCTCGCCGGATCCGAGCAACGATTCGAAAGTGAGCTTGTTCTCTTCGGCCCTTTCAAATCCCGAAAACGCCTTGCTGGCCACGCCGGCCAGGCTGCTGATCCCCACCGCCGCGAGGCTACTCTTGGCCATCGTGCCCAGGCTGCCGACAAATGACGTGACGCCCTTTTGCGCAGAAGCGAAGCCGGCGGTGAAGCCGGCCGCGTTCGCCGAAAGGACGACTGCCAAGTTGCCGATCGTCGTGGACACCGATGATTACTCGCTGTTACTCGTGATTACTCGCTGATGGCTTCCCAAGCCTGAAGGGCCGCACTGAGCTCACGATCGGCCTGGGCCTGGGGAAGCTCATCGAACTTCGGCAGCCAATCCTCAATGGGCCGCGATTCCCCGGTCAGGTCCCGATGGATCGAAGCGCACTGGATGGCGTTCAGCAGCTCCTGACGATGGCCTTCCCACGGCTCGATCGAGAAATAGGCCCGCCAGCCCTCCAGCGTGGCCGCGGGCATCGTCTTCATCAGGAGCTCAGGGTCTTTTCCCCACTGGAAGCCGAGCCGGTAGCAGACGCGGAGGCGCCAGTTGCCGCGTATTTTTTTTCGAGGATCTCTTTGTGGACCTTGGTGAACTTGTTGAGCTGATCGGCGACGTTGATCACCGGCTCCAGCTCGTGCGCCGGCATGTCGCCGATCGCCTTTTCATCACCGGCCTGGAAGATCTGCTTGCCCTGGTCGTCGCAGACGCAGGCCACGAGCATTTTGCCGCGAACGTTGGGCTTGTAGGGAACGCCGGCATCGATCGCCTTTTGCCGCTCTTCGGCAAAGGAGGCCTCGAAGGCATCCTGCTCAGAGGCGGAGAGCTCGCGGACCATGACGTTTCCGCCCCAGGCCGGGACCTTGACTTCCTGCTTTTTGAGTTCCCGGCCGGCGCCGAGAATGTCATCACGCTTCAGCATTTGTGCACTCCTGTAAAGACAGCCTTACAAAATCGCCAAATCACCCCAAACCCTGGCCCGAGCCAAGGTTAAGAAGGAGCGGTTGTTTGAATGTAGATTTGCCCCGTCGGCATGATCTTGAGTTTGCCACTGACTTTCTGATCGACCTGGTTATCGCCCGGGTCATGATCGGTGACCAGGCCTGTAAACCAAATCGTTTTGGTCAGAGCTGGGTGGGTGATCTTGAAGTATTGCGGTACGTCGGTCTCGACCAAAAGATCCATGGCATCGAGGCGTGAAGCGTTGGTGTTGTACTCGAATTCGAGCTCCTGATTGCGGCGCAACAGGCTGACTTCGAGCTGCTCGAAGTTGCCGGGCGCCGACAGGTCGGTCATATCGATCGTGTTGCGCTTTTTCTTGGGAAAAGGCAACTTGGTCAGACCCGCAATAGCGACCCAGGTCCCTGAGAAGCCCGTGGAATTGGAAGAAAGAACGGCATTTTGCGATTGCATGAAGGAGTCTCCTTACTCGGGAATGCGCTGAAGCCACAGTCGGCAATCGAGCGTGAATAGGGTGTCGGGAATGGTCTGGCCGACGATCAACGGTTCATCGTCGTCGCGTGCCTGATCCAGGCTCACGGATTCCACCAGGTGGCCCGCGATGATGAGCTGGCTAATGCTGCTAAGGCAATCATAAACCGCCTCGTAGAGGGCTTTGGCCTGATCGAACGTGCCGCCATAGCAGTCGATCTGCACGCTCGGATTTTGCTCTTCCTCATCTCCATCCAAACTGCGATTGGTATCGCCGCCGCGAAGTGCCCACACCACGAGGGGCATTTCATAGGAGGTGTAATTGCCCAGGGGACGTGCCTGATCGCCGACCAGCTCATGCACCGGCCGATTGCCGATGAAGATGGCGCGCAGAACCGAATTGACGTCCACGGGCATCATGCCGAGCGTGCCTCCTGGTTAATGCCGTCCCAGAGTCTGCCGCGGATCGTCTGCTGCACCTGGCCGAGGTTGTTGTCCAGCGCGGGCCGGATGAAGGGATGGGCTGCGGCGCCTGGGTGATTGATCACTTTTTCTTTGCCTGCCAACAGGCCGCGGCGATGATCGGGAATCTGATGGGGCGCGGTGCCTTTTTCCACCAAATGAACGACGCGGACCGGATCGTATTTCTTGCCGGAGGCATCGACCACCGCGAAACCGCGCCTTGCGCCGATTCTGGCGTAGTACCCATTCCGTGACGACTTGCCTTTGACGCCGATCGATTTGGACAAGAGCTTGGTCTTGCCACGCCGGGCATTACGCTTGGCATCCCGTGAAACGATCCGTGCGCCTGCGTTAATCGCCACGCGCGTGACTTTCCTGGAGACGCGACCGGGCAGAACGTTCAGCTTCCGCTGAAGATCCTTATCGCCCTGCATTTTGTAGGTCGTCGTCAATTGCATTTAGGTACTCAGGCTCGAGCAAGCGAAGTCGATCTCGCCGATCTCCGGATGCGGCGTGATGCCGGTGATCTGGAGGATGATCCCGGTGTCTTCCCAGCGGAAGCGGTTCTTGAATGTCACATCGGTCCGATAGAGCATGTTGACCGCGTAACGGCCGACCATGACCTGGCCGGTCGCTTTTTCCTGTTCGTTGGCGCCGATCACTTTGACTTCTGCAAATTGGTTGGGCCGCACGTCTTGGAATTTCTGTTCCACGGCGCCCGTGCCGCTTCTTCCTGTCACCGTCTCGGCCATAATCGTGATCAGATGGCGGCGTTTGCCGGGAGGCGTCATACGTAGACCTCCCGGCCGGCCGCCTGCAATAGCCTCTGGGAGGCCATGGGCATGTCCAGACGCTGAGCGGAATCGGTCCGATTTTGAAACCAGTCCGTCACTGCCAAGATGATCGCCTGCTTGATGAGCGGATTGATCGATTGCGGATCCGCCCCGGCTGTGAATTCGACGGTGATGGCATCGACCCGCAGCGGTTGCGTGGCCGGCCAGGTGATGTTGGGCGCGGGCCAGATCTCTGCCTTCAAGGGACGGTTGGAAAGCTGGTAATTGCTTGGGTCCCAGGTCTGCTGAGTGCCGGTACCGTCGAAGTATTGCACCAACGAAACCGCGCTCACCGGTGCCACAATCAAATTCAATGGCCGTGCCGGAGGAAAACCGGCCGAGGTGAGCCGATATCCAGCCGTCACGAGCTGCAAATCCCCGGCGAGGATTTGGGCCAGGGCCGTGGCCGCACCAATCCAATGCTGAAAGAGAGTGTCTTCCAGGTTGTGTTGCACGCGGCAGTTGGCCTTGACCAGGGCGATGTCCACCGGCATTTGCGTGGGCGGAGCAATGACTTCCACCTTCGTTCCCGTCGGCAAGGGCGGCGGCGAGAGCGAAAGGAAAGAGATCCAGGGATAGAACCAGGGAAACACGCGCTTTTAATCCTTGGATTTGAGTACGACTTTCAGCCATCCCGCTGCGGCACACATGGACGCCAAGCCAAAGAGAAGATGACTTCTCAAGTCTTCGCTGGAAAACCAATAAATCGCCGTGAACGTGGCCATCAGGGAGATCATGAAGACTGTAGAAAGCGCAAAAATGATTCGATCGCCAACCATCATGATCACCAAACGTTCGAGGAATGATGCTTTCTTCATGTTGCAGCTCCTTCTGCTTCTCAGCGAGGAACTGCCCGGGTATACTTCCTTCAATGGAAGTTCGGCCTCAGCAGTTCCTGGCCGGATTTTCAGGGTCTCAAGTCCTGTGAAGACTTGAGACCCATTTTTTTTGCCTAAGGTTGTTGATTCTGATTTTTCATCACCCGCCAGAGGATGATGAAGACCAAGATGAGGATTCCGATCCAGATGATTCCAGCCATCGCTTCTTCTCCTGAGAAAGAAATCGCTTGAGCGAATGAAAAAGATGGACGAGGAGACTCCCGCACAGGGTGATGGTCCTTTCCTCCGGCGAAAGATGCAGAACAATCAAGCCGATCAGCACAGGGACCAACACCATAAAGAGAATCGAGGGTTTATCCATTGGTCGTCGGGGGCGCGGGTGGCGGCGGGGCAGCCGGAGGCGGCGCGGTGACGGCCTGGACGTGCGGTTCGAAGGACTTCAGGATCCCTGCGACCGTTTGCAGGGCCGCTTCCAGGGCTGCCTGCTGCACGGGCGGCAGGAGCTTGGCGGCCGCCAGCCAGGGCGCGATCGTCGCCTCGATGGAGAGGACGGACTGAACCTCATCCTCCGCCTTTTTCACCAGGCCGCTGAGCCAGTTGGGCAATTTCATGGCAGTCCTTTCCGGTGATTTGAGCCGGGGCGGCGTCCTGCCGGTCCCGGCGCTCGCGCATCCGTTCCCGTCCCTGGGTCCGGACGTCCGGACTCGTTACTGGCCGAAGGCCTGGGCCAGGAGGGCCACGTCGCTGGAGGAGACCGGCTCGTTCTTGGCGCCGTAGAGGTCGGCCATGACGTTGTTGATCGTGGCGTTTTGCGTGGTGCGGGTCAGCGTCCAGGTGATGTAACGCTTGGTCGGCTGCCAGCAATCGACCTGCAAGTCGATTTGGCTGCTCGAAGAGCCCGTCAGATTGACGCTCGCCCCGGTGATGTCGACGGCATCGGAACCGTCGGAAGCGGCGCCTTGTCCCAGCTTGAGGGTGATCACGCTGCCATCGACGACGACGTCCAGGCTCGCGGTGACGCGAACGCCTTCATAGCCCATGCGGTCGAACGTGCCGGTTTGCGCCGTCACGCCGGCGGCGACGCGGTTGGACAGCCGCTTGGTGTGGGCCGCGTTGGAAAGTAAACCGATCATGAGAAAAACTCCGGAGTTTTAAGCGATAGGAAAGCGATCGAAAGGAGGGGGCCGGGCTGGAGTCGAGGAGGACCTCCAGCCCGGCAAGCAAGGATTACGTGTTGCAAATCAGCCGCGCGTGGGCCTCTTCCTTGTTGACGTTGGCGTCCACCTTGCGGCGAACGAGGAAGCGAGTCTGATTGGCCATCGCCTGCAGCTCGACGAGGCGCTGGATGCCCATGTCGAGCGAATCGACGATCCAGTAATAACGCAGCGCGAAGAGACCGCCGATGTACAGCCCGGCGCCGTAGGTGTTGGGC